CACTCTCTATTACGGCAGCTCCGCCTCCAGCTGCCAATGTGCCGCCTAGTAAGCCAGAAACAGCCTTTCCTGGTAGATTTCCTTTTGATCCTACGACAGAAAGTCCAAGAGCTGCGCCTGCTACACCAGAACTCAGAAGGGCAACTGCTCGTCTTTGATCTGCTGATAGCCTGTTTCGATCAGTGTCATCTACAGGTGCTGATTCTGCGAGAGTCGTACTTGGTGCAACTGGTCCTGCCCATTCTCGTTCCAGATCTTGACCAAGACCGGTAGTTTCTTGAGCAACTCTACTATTTTCTCTTGCAAGAATACTAAAACGGACGCTGTGAAGTTGTTCTGGCGCTCTTGAATCTTCTTCGCCTACTTTTAAAGGATATTCAAGCGAAGTTGCAGATGAGAAAATATACTTGTCTAGTCTATTTTTTTCGTCACCAGTCAGAGGCTGATCGTCTTCCCAGACATTTTCTCCGTCTAGTTTACTGCCTAATGCTCTAGCTTTGTCGAATGCCTCATCCGCAATATCCGAAACAGCATTCGAAACAGCCTCAGCTCCACTTTCAAGAGCATCTCCGAATTGACCTACTAGATTGGTGAAAAAATCTGGCATTATAATTCCTGTTTTTAAATATGACTTCTTGTTTATTTATAACAGAATTATAAAGTTAGACTAGTCTTCTGAGTCTGGAGTACCAGTTGCGTTAGGATCTATGATTTGGCGGGTGAATGCTCTTTCTTCAATTATACCATTTATATAATCAACACCAGAATATTCATAATATTTTTTTAAGTCTTCTTCGGATATGCTCTCTAAAAATTTCTTCCAATACAAGAGTCCCTTTGCCATCATGGTAGTGTAATTGTTTGAAACAGGATCTATCCAGTGCTTTGTTACGTGATTGTGCGCTTCTGCATAATGATAACAATGCATTTCTCGTGAATGATATAAATTCCAACCTTGTATGAAAGATTTTAATACCATATATTGCTCTTCGCCTTCGAAGAATATTCTAGCGTCATACCCTACATCATCAACCCACTTTACAGGAGCAAAAAAATTGCCTGCAAAAATATGAATTGCTGGCATGACCTCATCAGTCTTAGGTATCCATTCACCATGAGCAGCAGGTAATCTATTGTGTCTTTGGAAAGTAAAATACTTAGAAGAAGTGGTGTATGGATTATCTTTATGTGTTACTTTATTAGGAATGCCGTCCTCATCGAGCGTGTAAATATAACATGCCGCAGTCAAAATTACTCTACTACTTTCTGCTTTTTGTCTAGCGAGTTCCCAATCTTGCAACAAGTATCTGTCCCAGTTTCTATCGTATAGAATGTGTGAATCTACTTGATAGAAGAAGTCTTCATCTTCAATTTGAGTTGCATTTATTTTTCTGGCCCAAACTACTCCTGCTGCATACTCAGGATCAATTCGCTTATATCTAATATTATGCTTCTCTGTTAGCTCTTTATCGATAGTAACAAGACTGTCTTCTAATTTTGTCTGTTCGAATATGCCTATTATAATTTCATTGTCGCCTGACTGTTCTTCTAACAGGCTTTTAACAGTGTATTTTAATAAGGGATCTCTAAAAGATACTATGCTAACAAATATTTTCATTCTTCTTTTTCCAGTCTAAATATTTTTTTTACAGAAAGAAACTTTCTGTAATATTGACTGTCTCCTCCTAGTATAGTATTTCTACTCTTATCTACCTGTTGTTCAGTTCCTGGACCATATCCAGCTTCTAAATGAGTATTTAGAAAAGGTATCACATGTATGAGTGGCTCGCCTGCTTTAATTGTAAATTCACACTTGCGCTTCGGAGTACAAATTAAATTAGCAGTAGTAAAATTTTTGTAATCAACTACTCCTGGCCAGACATGTAAATCATCAAAAACCTTCGAATGATAAACTGCAGGCATCAGTAATGCAGATATATTTTTATTTACAAAAATATTCCAAGGGGCGCCTATATGAAGAACTGTCAAGGGAACACCGTCTTCTGGTTCTATTATTCCATCGACAATAGTTTGATCCATTTTTTTAGGTAAATGAAATCCTCTTGTGCCTCTTCTGTTGTCTCCAATAGTAGCCACTACTCCTGCTTTATTTGCTTTAATTCGCATATCGCACCAAGCAGGTATTACGTAACCTAGTTTAGCATAATCTACCATACCAGGACAATGTACAAATTTATTTACTCCAAACTTCTCTATTCTTTCGTCTTTTCCTAGCACAGGAACATCTTTAGCCATCATAACAGGAAAATCTAAATACGCATTTCTAGTTACGTCTACAAACTCGATATCTTTTTCTTTCTTAAATATTGAAAACATTATTTTCTTTTCTCTCTCAATTCATCGGTATACACATGCAATTTATTACATTGTTTTCGATGTATGATATCAATGTCTTTAAATTCTTTATCCGTCATTGGTCTAGTCACACATTCTCTCGGAACAGAAGATCTTTTTATAGGTATAGCTACAACCAATGGAGTGCCTGCAGGTAGAAAACCATCAAAATTAGGAGTGTGCCAGACAGCAGGAAAGTTGATTTCTTTTGGATAGGTGTCAGTGTCTACTAGACCTCCTAAACAAGTAAAGTGAGGATTTGCAAGACTATTATTGACTAGAGGTATTATTAGGGTGCTCCAGCCTGGTGCTGTTTTTATCACCCAATGATTAATAAATTTTACAGGTGGTGCTGGCATTCCTGGAGCTTTTGGCCCCAACTGATTGAGGTCATGAAACTCTGCCAATTTAAGCTCATCAGGATTAAAAACTTCAATTGTATTACAGTCTTCAGAAGACTTCAGTCCAAGATCGCCGCACAGAGGTATAACATAACCTAGTGTCATTGCATCCAGCATTGGCATACATTTTTTTGCAGTGAGTCCTTTTCTATTTCTAGCATCACGCCCAGGCATTGTAGGTGGTATACTTTTAAACCAGTCTGGTACATGTTTGCTCGCTGGCCTAGGAGTTGGAATAGTACCCTCAACATTTGGATGACAATAAAATTCAATTATTGGCTTTTCTTTTCTTTTCAAAAAATTAAACATTACGATTCTCTAGGACCAGTTACCCAAGTAACAAGTGTATTTCTTTCGCCTGAAGTTACAGGCAAAACTCGATGTGGCATCCAAGATGCAAAAAACAATACATCGCCCTTCAAAGGCTTTAACTGTTTGATTTCATCTAGATTTCCATTAGTGACTATTTCAAATTCTCCGCCTTCATAATCTTCAGGTTCGTTGAGAAATACTACAACTGATATTTTTCTTGTGTTTTTCTGCCAGCCAAAGAAAACATCCCAGTGCCATGTATAATGACCATCTATCTGATATTTAGTATACTGCATTGGACCAAAATCATCTACATTATATAAAAAGTGGTCTTTATTAGCTTGTGCTATTAGATAAGACATTCTTTGATATAACCAATCCGTATTATCGTCATGGTCCATAAAGAATACGTCAGAATCTCTGGCTTTTTTTAATGCAGCACCAGTTAGTTTGCCACCAACTGTGCCTTTTTGAAATGATTGAAGCTCTTCGATTTCTCGAATTTTTTCGACTTCTTCTTCTGTGAAAGCTCGATTCATGTGAGCGTAACACTGTAACTCACCAACATACTTGTTTATTGCAGTCATAATTTTTCACTTTTAAATAATATACAATTCTATAACATATTTAGTTAATTGTCAATTACTTTTTATGACTACATTGCCTCCATCAGGCACAGTAACTGGATATGTTTCTGAATCTGGATAGTCATAATAAGATACTTTTTGTGGAGGAGTGAACGGAGCATCTGTTCCTCCGACATTAGATCCAGGTAAAGTTACTCCCATAGCAGTTGCTGGTTCTCCAGGTACAGCTGGCTGAGCAGCGTTGTATGTCGCTATGTTTCCACCATCAGGCGCATTGTAAGTTGCAGGATTTCCTGTTACCTCTGCATTATATGTAGCAGGATTTCCTGGTATCTCTGGGTTATATGTCGCAGGATTACTACTCGCTCCTGTATTATATGTCGCTACATTCCCTCCGGTAGGTGGGTTATATGATGCCACATTTCCAGCTATTGGTGAGTTATAAGTTGCAACAGTACCTGGAGTAGGAGAATTATTTGACGCAACATTACCACCACCAGATACGTTACCAGGCTCTATCGATGGTGCATTATAAGTTATAGGATTGTACGTTGCTGGATTGCTTGGGGAAAAGGTTCCTGAATTGTTTCCAGCAAAATTTCCGCCTACTTGGTTGCCAGGCACTACGCTAGGTGCATTATATGTTATTGGATTATAAGTTGTCGGAGTGTAGTTTGTTGTCCCAGGCGAATCAACATTACCACCACCAGATACGTTACCAGGTGTTACCGATGGTGCATTATACGTTATAGGATTGTATGATGCTGGGTTGCCAGGTGTTGATGTTGGTGGATTATAACTTGTCGGATTACCAGGCTCATATACTGATGGATCGTTTGGTATTCCAGATCCTGGGCCATATATAATCTCCGGAACAAACAATGGTGCATTATACGATGCCGCATTGCCCGGAGTGTTAGTAGGAGAGTTATAAGACGCTACATTACCACCACCAGACACATTGCCAGGTTCGAACGATGGTGCATTATACGTTACAGCATTGTACGTAGGTGGATTACTAAATGCAACATCACCACCACCAGAAACATTACCACCACCAGACACATTGCCAGGTTCAAAAGTCGGTGCATTGTAACTTATTGAATTATAAGTCGGATTTCCTGGACTAAAGAATGCTAAATTAAATGACGCTACATTGCCGCCACCAGACTCATTTCCAGGCTCAAAAGTCGGTGCATTGTAAGTTATAGCATTGTATGTTGCTGGGTTACCAGGCGTTTCAGGATTGTAAGTTGCTGGGTTACCAGGCGTGTCAGCATTGTAAGTTGCAGCATTTCCACCTGACTCAGGATTGTAAGTTGCAGGATTGCCGGCTACTTCTGAATTGTAAGTAGCAACGTTACCACCAGACTCTGCATTATAAGACGCTACGTTGCCCGGTGTTGGGGCATTATAAGACGCTACGTTGCCCGGTGTTGGGGCATTATAAGATGCAACGTTAGAGGGAACAGCGGCAGTACCTGAGCCACCTTTACCCTCTACTGTGATATCATGTTTTCCGAATGGCACATCAAAATTACCAGAAGTATTAACAGTAGTAGTACCAGTACCACTAGCTCTCCAGGTTTTTTCTAATCCAAACTTACCAATTGGCATTAGCTAACATCCTTCATCGATAAAGAAACCACATATGAAGTGCCTTGATCATATGTGAAAGCAGTCCATATATCGACTTCGTTTGCTCCTGTAGAATCAGGAGGAGCAACGCCGCCTGCAAAAATTCCATCTGTCCATGTAATTGAGTGTCCACCAGAGCCATCTTGAATTGCGATAATTGTTGCTACAGAAGTAGAACCTGCTTCAGGAGGATTTGTAAATGTTACAGTGACATCTCCGGCCAATTCTAGTTTAAATATATTAGCAGCAGATAAATCTAGACTGATTGCACCTGAAGCGGAGCTAGTAGTCAGCATTGCTTCGCCGTAGCCTTTAAGATCAGCAGTCACATTATCTGCAACGATATCTTCTGCGGTCAATGTTCCTGTTGCAGTGCCGTCTGCTGCATCAAGTTTACCAGCAGAATCGACTGCTGCCAGTTCATCATTCAAATTAGTAAAGTTAGCATCCATTTCCTCAGTGGTAAGGGCTCTTGGAAGACTCGCTCTTGTAACTATAGTGGCCATTTTTTAATTTCCTATTTGATAAATAGTGTATTATTTTTATTTATTTATAACAGAAAAAGATTCAGTAGATGACATATTCAAAAGAAGTTTATTCGGGCAGATTTCAGCCAAGAAATCCTGCAAAGTACAAAGGCAATGTAACACAAATTATTTATCGTTCTAGCTACGAACTCAAGTTCATGAATTGGTGTGATATTAGTGGCTCAGTTTTAGAGTGGGGATCAGAAGAAATTGTGATTCCTTATCGTTCACCATTAGACAACAAAGTACACAGATATTTCGTTGACTTCTTTGTGAAAGTCAGAAGCAAAGACAAGGTTAGATATTGTTTAGTTGAAGTAAAGCCTAAACGATTTACACAAGAACCCAAAAAACCTAAAAGAACTACAAAAAGATTCATCAACGAAGTCAAACAGTGGGGCGTAAATCTAGCAAAGTGGGAAGCAGCTAAAGAATTCTGTCTTGATAGAAACTGGGAATTTATGATTATTACTGAGAAAGAACTTGGAATCTGATTATAAATAAGAGTATGGCTAATCCTTTTGAAAATATAAGAACCAACGCTGGCGATCAAGACAGGTCGTTTAGGTGGTATCAAGATAATGTTCGTAAAGTTGCGAGCAACATAGACTCATTCAGCGATGCGTCTAAAACAGACTTGGGAGAATTTGTAACTAGGCTTGAACCAGGCAACATGTACATGTATGTCTATGATCCTAAACACAAAAACACTCTTCCTTATTGGGATCAATTTCCACTTTGCTTGCCCTTCGATGATATATCAGGAGGGTTTGTGGGCATCAACATGCATTACTTACCTTATCTACAGCGAGCAAAACTATTAGGCGAACTTCTAAATTACACTGATAAAAATATATCAGAAAAAAGTAAGATAGAAGTGAGTTGGAGCTTGCTGAAAAACTTTGGCAAGTTTCCTCAAGTTCAGCCATCTGTTAAAAAATATTTGTATAGCCAAGTGAACAGTAGATTTTTTAAAATTAATCCAGAACATTGGAAAGCAGCAATATTTTTGCCGACACATAACTTCGAAGGCGCTTCACTACAAAAAGTATACAGAGACAGTAGAGACATAATCAATGGCTAATTCCCAATCAAATCTAAAAACTTTTATCTCTGATATAAGAAAACAACATACGCCTCGTTCTGATAGATTTGAGGCAACCTTTTCTTTTCCCCGAAATTACAAACCAGATGGCGGAGATATAAGAAGACTATCTTTATTTTGCGAAGAAGCACAGATACCAGGATTTTCTGCAACTAATTTGCCCATAAAAATAGGTGCATGGACAGAATACAGAACACAAAATCTTGAGTTCTTGTCAACTGATATTGTTTTTACTTTTTTGATTGACGAGGACTGGAAGGGCAGAGAACTTTTTGAAAATTGGATAAAAGCAAGTGTAAACCCTAGATCAAAAGAAATTGCGTTCTATGAAAACTCTGTTGCAGATCTAGAAGTAAGATCTCTAAATATCAGAGACAACGTAATAGCTAAATGGAAAATATACGAAGCTATACCAAAGCTAATAAATATAACACCAGTATCATGGAGTAATTCTGGGTTTTTACGTATGTCTGTTTCCTTTTCAGCTAAGTATTGGGAAAGAGTTTACGATGAAGTAGGAACAACTGTTGTTCGGGAACAAGAAGTGACAGACGAAACAACAGAATTAACAGTATTAGAAGAATTTGTGAGAAGAATTTCACAGTCAAGTTAATGTAAATTATTGGAGATTATAATGGCTTTACCCGTAATTGATGTGCCAACATTTGATTTAGTAATACCAGGCATAAAAGATAAAATTAAATTTAGACCTTTCTTAGTGAAAGAAAATAAAATTTTGACACTGGCAGCAGCATCAGAAGTCATGGAAGATATGTATTCTGCCTGTTGCCAAGTAGTAGAAAATTGTTCTTTTGGCGAGATAGATGCAAGAAAATTAGCAATGTATCAATTGCAATGGACTTTCTTGCAATTAAGAACAAAATCTATTGGCAACGAACAGTCTTTTGTATTGAGCTGTGGAAACTGCAACAATCAAATAAATTATGAGATGGACGTATCTGAGTTTGAGGTAGTAGGAGATCAAGAAAATACCGAAACAAAAATAGAACTATCAGAGACAACGGGCATTGTACTGAAGTATCCTTCTGCTGAAATTCAAATGAAAGAAAATGAATTAGATGATATAGAAATATTGCTAAATTCTATTTCTTATATCTACCAAGGCGAAGAAGTTATAAACCCTGCAGATGAAACATCAGAGGAAATGATAGAATTTATTGACAATTTGCCAGTTGAAGTAATTAACAAAGCATCAGAATTTTTTAAAAATATTCCGGCGTTAATACATGAAGTAGATTATGAATGCTCAGAGTGTAACACTAGAAATAAAATAATGATCAACGGATATGATCATTTTTTCGCCTAACTCTTTCTCAAGATTCGATGGAAAACTATTACAAAACGAATTTTTTGTTAATGCAAGAGCATCATTATAGCTTAACTGAATTGGAAAATATGATGCCTTGGGAAAGAGAAGTTTATGTTGGTATGCTAATAACACATCTAAAAAAGAAAGCAGATAAACAACAGAGTAAACAGTAATGTCATATAAAATATCAGGCAAAAACATATTAGACGAAGGATTTTCTGGTGCTAATGTGCAAGATACTGAGAATAATAATCGCTTTACTAAAGATGGTAAAACGGCACTTGTTGAAACTATTAGAACTGCCATCAATCCTGGTAAATCTTCTCTGTCCGCAAAAAACAAAATTTCATCTGCATCTTCTATTATGGCAAAAAATTTAGGAGATAACACAGAAGCAGTACAAAGTATATTAGAAGATTCAGACGATGATACAAAAAAAGAATTGAGCCTTCTCATCAAAAAAATGGCAGAAGCTCAGGAAAAAACAGGTAAGTCAAATGTTAGAGCGATTAAAGATTTAGTAAAACAAATTGAAAAAATAAAACTCTCTGCAGGAGATCAGGGCGATGCTCTTGTTAAAAATTTAGGTCTAGATAAGGCACAGAAAACTCTAGCAAAAGATGCAGGAAGAGGAAGTATAACCGGAAGTGTTTTTCGTAAATTTATGAAAACAGACGAAGGACTTGGCGTCAAAGATTCATTGAAACAAGCGTTTACCTTGGAAAAAATGTTTGGATTGAAGCCCACCGCTAACAGTATAATAAAAAAAGAAAGAAGAGATCTAGAGGATGAAAATCTAAGAGCATCTCAAATGGCAGCGTTATCAGAAGTCGCACAAATGACAGGCTTGTCAGAGAACACAAAATCAGAAAATACTGTAATTGAAAAAATTGAAAAGAACCCATCTACTAATACTTCTAAAGCTACTAATACTTCTAAAGCTACTATATCTCAACAAAATGCTGAAGGAGGTGAGACTTTTGTATCTGGCACTGACAGAGAATCATTAGCCAATCAACAGGTAGAATTACTAGAGCAGATTCTAGCGCAATTGAAGGAGATGGAGTCTTTCAATTCGAGTGGTGGTATGAACGGTTTTATGCCTGATATGGATATGGATTTAAATAATGTAAACTCAAATAGAAATGGCGGAAATAATAGAAGACCTAATAATAAAAAGCCAAAGCCAGGTTTATTTCGTAGAGCTGCCAGAGCATTGGTAACTGGTGCATCACTGGTTGGAACTGCTGTAGCAGCCGGAGCAACTGGAACAACGGCGGCGGTTGCTGCTCCACTTATAGTTGTGGGTGGATTACTCGCAGCAGCAGCAAACATATTGATTGAAAATCCTATAGGAGAGAATTCTCTCCCTGATGGACCAGAAAGAACTAGAAGAACAGCGGGCGGAAAAGAAACTACTACAACTGCCCCATTGAGTTCAGTAGAAAGACGAAACATGGAAGAATATGGAACAATTGATCGTGAAGAAATACAAAAAATACAAATGGAAAGAGCAGGATATACTGAACCAGATGTTGTTGCGTCTAGTCCAACAACACAGTTATCAAAAACAGAAATTCAAGAAAAGCAAAAAAATAATCCTGCTTTGATACAAGCTGTTAAAAACATGAATCCACAACAGAGAGAAGTATTTTTAGAACAAAATCCACACATGCGTTCAGCCGTTATAGTACCAGCACTAGAAAATGGATACAACGAAAGCACAGAACCAGATATGCTAACTATTCCTGGTTCTGGTGTCAAGACTTTGGATGCTCAAGGTATTGATCCTCAAGTAACTCCAACTGCTGACGCTGTAGGAAATATGACAGAAGCGTTCAATCAAGTAGTGAATAACGTAACGAATATATTTAATAATACTACTAACAATACTTCAGGCAATCAATCGACTCCTATTCTAGTATCTCCTAGCTCTGTGAGGAATAACGATAGCTCGTTTAGATTCTATCAGAATGGCCAAAATACGAGATAAAAAAAGGGGCTAGAGGCCCCTTTTTCTTAAATAAAATTACTAGTCATCTTGAGCTAGTTTAGCGAAGTATGACATTGTATCATCTTCATCGTCAGCAACAGCGGTAGAAGTGTCTTGCCGACTCTCAACTGCTGCTGTGACATCTTTTAGAAAGTCATCATCAGATGAATCACCAGTAGTAGCTGAGATGCTCTCTGCTGTACCTACTTTAGCACCTGAACCAAGTACAAAGTCTAGCTTCTTCTTGAGTTCATCGTATGACTTGAAGTTAGAAGGAGCAATGATTTCAGCAAGTGAGTGTTGCTGCTTCCAGATAGCCTCGATAGCTTCGTCTGATTCAGCTACAGCACTAGGAGCTGCAAACTCTGACTTGTCGTAGTTACGATAGCCTTCTACTTGACGAATCTTCAGCTTGAAGTTAGCACCGTCCCAGAAGTCGAATGGATTCATTGGAGCTTCATCTTGGAACTCAGGCTGCATAGCGTCCTTGATCTTGTCGAAGATTTTCTTACCGAACTTGTAAAGAAAGACTTTGCCATTGTTAGCAGGATTGCCCGAATCTTCTACGACTAGAATGTTAGCGTAATAAGAGAGACGGCGCTTTTGCTTACGAGCGATTTCTTTGTTAGCTTCTACGCCGCTATTCCAAAGCTCGGAGTTGAGTTCTGATACAGGGTCAGTTTGCTTGAGAGTTGTAAGTGAGTTTTCAATGTACCACTTACCTGTTGGACCTTGGAAGCCATGATTCCAAAGTTGAGCCCAAGGCATGTCTTCACCTTGAGGTGCTGGCAAGAAGCGAATGACAGCATAACCATTACCTGCTTGGTCTACTGTAGGCTTCCATTCTCTGTCATCACCTTTGTTGCCTTGCTGTGGTGAATCAAGTTTCTCTACTTCTTTCATTAGAGAGTCAAAGTTGCCACGTGCATTACGTAGCTCGGATAGTGAGTTAAACGACATATAGATATCTCCTGTGTATGCGTTGTATAGTTTGTATTGCGTTATATTGCGTTATATTACTTTGTATAAAGGTCTTCAAATACATCGTCTAGCTTTGATGTATCCATCTTATTTATACGCTTTAATTCCCTGTCAATGTTCTTGCCAGGCTTCTTCTCCACACGCTTGATGCGCTTTTCTTGTGGCTTATATTTGTTAGATTTGCTCATGACCGTAAATTGAAATCAATTTCTCCATGTGTTGTAAATTAACTTTCTCTTTGTCAAATCTGACAAAGGGCTTATACTTCGTTATAAGAAGACATATATCCTCAAGTACAAAATCACCACTATACTTGTCAACAAAGGGTCTTATTTTTTCTAGCATTACTAATGTTTCTAGATTAATATCACGACCCATGTACATTCTAAATATCAGAGGATGTGCGCCTTCTTGTATAGCAGACTTGACTTCATCTTTTTCCATTCGAAACAGAATATTATCTAAGTCTGTACTAAAATTATATAACATTCTTTGCTTGGTTGTCAACCATTTTTTGTAAGTTTCTACACATTCTGAGTCGAATACTCCGCCCCATTTGTCTCCACTTGCAAAGTTTGCTACTAGAATATCAATAATTTCAGATCTTTTATGATCCCGTGCTAACTTACGTATCGATGTTAAGTCTTTACGTTTTAGAAAAGTTTCTTTTTTACCAGTAACAGCACCAAGAGTTTTGGTTATATCGTAGCCCTTTGTAGTGAAGTGCAACTTTAGAGCTAAGTATAATCTATATACTTCAAATGGTTCCATATTAAAAAGGTAGTTTATTTGATTTCACCTTAAGAAGATTTAATTCTTGCGCCTCTGCCTCAAGTTTTTCTTTGAGACTAGAACTCAGCAGTTTATTGACACTTTCAATTTCAATATCATTACTCATACAATATTCTATTAAAATATCCATGCAACTTGATTTTGTATGAACAGCTCGTCTTTCTATATGCTGAGAAAATTCTGCGGGCGTATTAAACTTTTTTGTTATGATAAAAACGTCGGTAAGTTTATCTAAGTTCGCCATAAATTCGTTTACTACTCTAATTGTCAATCTTGTTCTCCTTAATCCAGTTATCTATGTAACTGAATACATCATTAGGACATTCTATATAAGGATTTGTACAGAGTGTTGTCTGCGCTTCTCCTGGTTTATCAAAACTGTGAACGATTGAGGTATTAAATGCTTGAGCAATTGATAGTATAGTCTTAGGATCACCTTTACCGAAGTGTACTTCTTCTAAGTGCCTAGGATCTACTAATAATTGCAATATGCCTTGTACAACATCATCAACATGAGTAAAGTCTCTTTCTTTGCTTCCGTTTCCAAAAATAGTAAGAGAATTACCTTTCAAATAATCTTTCTTAAACTTTCTTATTACTGTACTGTATGGACCATAATCTGCTTCACCAGGTCCGTAAACATTGTAGAAGAACATTTTCATGAATTTTAAATCATAAAGTTCTTTGTACAAGTCCAATATTCCTTCACACGCTGCTTTGCTCCAAGTATAAGGATTGACCGAATCTTTATACTGTGTGCTTGAAGATGTGGCGAAGAACAGAAAAGTTTGCCAGTATCTTGCCCAATCACAAACAGCAGTCGTTGTAGTTATATTATTATTTATAGTGTCTCTAGGCTCTTCAAAAGAACGCCGAACACGAGGACTATTTGCTAGGTGAATAATTCCAAGTGGACGTTTTATTTTTTCTGTTAGTTGACACGTAGCAACATCTTCAAAAAAATACTCGACATTAGGAAGATCAAACACATAATCTCCTTGCCTCATGTCGTCTACTACATAAACATAGAAACCAATTTCGGCTAATCTTTGCACTAAATGTGAACCAATAAATCCACATCCACCTGTAACAACAATTCTTGCTTTTTCACTCATATATTTTATTATACACTATTAGATTTTCTTGTCAAGCGAGGAATAGAATATGTGCTCATCTATTTGTGTAGTCTGATTAAAAGCTGTGCGCCACTTAGGCTTTACATGTGTTGCATGATAGTAATCAGCACCGCCTGTGTTGTCTTGGTGTTTGCCAACAATAATTTCACTTGCTAATCTATATAGTGATTCATATTCATGCGTGTTTCTGATAGTATCTGATTTGCCATCACAATACCAACTGAACTGACACTTGTGACGAATCGGCACAAGACGATCTCTCTGGGTCTTCCACCAATAAGAGTGTTGTGCTTGATACACTACATCACAAATGTTGTTTGGGAATTTATCGCTGTCTACACGATTGAGAGTCACGAAGGCGACTGCTTTCTTGCCTTCAAATGATTCACCTCGTGCTTCAAAATACATATTAGTAGCAAGACAGTGAGTCTCTTTTTGTGCTACTTGATAGAACGAATTAGGTCTAGCTACACTTGTAGTGTCTTTAGCTACAGGTGCCGCTTGAACATCATTTTCATTATAAGCTAACTTACTTACTATGACGAGCACTACTACTGCTGCAATCATAGGAAGTGTTTCTCTTACTAGATTCATGATTGTCTTCCTTAGTTGTGGGCCCATTTGGTTATAAGGCGGTACCCATACCTCATCTAACCTAAGCGGCTAGAGAAAATGCTTCATCGTTGGCATTTATTAAGTTTGTTGCATTTAAGGTAGCTCCCGCACCTATTCTCCACATGCTTTCAGTTGTCTGTCGAATCTAAATCGCCCCCATCATAAACACACTGGGATCGTATTGTTCCACTTACGGTCTTGATACGAACATAAGCCAATGTGCTTATGGTGGAGGCGAGGGGAGTTGCACCCCTGTCCAAACTTCCTATTACATGCTTCAACGAATTCTAAAAATTAAATAATTGTGTAAACAACTTGCCGTTGTATCGCATTGTGACATATTCACCACGCTGCTCTTGCACTTGCACATCACGGCAAATCTGTCGTTGTTCTATTCTGCCATTGTTCTGGGCACGAGTGCGTCCAACATTAGCGCCAGTAATTGCACCGACTACAGTAGCAATCTTTCTACCCGAACCGCCGCCAATCTCATTGCCGATAGCTGCTCCGATGACACCACCTACGATTGATGCGCCTGTAGTATTCTCAACATAGACTTCTCGTATCTCACATTCTTGCTGAGTAACCATAACATAGTAAGGTCGCTTTGAAACTATCTCAATCTGAGCAAATGCGATTGATGGTACTAGTGCTGCTATAAAAAGTAATGCTCTCATATGTTTCTCCTAGTCGTATTCGCCATTTTCAAACATTCTTTTTGACTCTAAAAGATAGTCAGTGTAATTGTCACGCTTCTCTATAAAGATTTGTGGCTCTTCACCATCTACTGCAATAAGGACAACTGTTCTATTTATAGCGATTCCAGTTAGTTCCTCATACATAACAGCATATGCAGCACATTGAGCAAAGTAACCTGAAATGCCTTCATGCTTTTTGAGACGGCGTGAAGTCTTAAAGTCAATGACCGACAACTTACCATCAAACTCTGCAATACAGTCACACTGACCTGCCATTCCTAAATGATTACTATACAGAAATGGTTCAACGTAATGAATATTATCTATGCGCTCAACAATAGGTCGAAATTTTTTCCAAGTATCTAAGTCTAGTGGCAACAATTCAGGTAGTTCTTCGTTAAGCAAGTATGTTTCACACAATTTATGTATTCTTGTGCCTCGAGTAGAGGCTTTACGTGAAACTCTATCTGCTTCTTCTGCACCAACTCGTTGGCGCCACTCAAATATACCTTTCTTACCACGAACAGAAAGAACTGAAGTGACAGATGGATATTTATCTCCATCTCCATTTACATATACTCTCTTGCCGTCTATGTTTTTACGAGACAGAGATGGTAATGTTGGAGCTTCAATGTGTATAAAATTTTTCATAATATTCCTAAATTTGGTACGCCTGCCAGGATTCGAACCTGGAATAAGAGCTTAGAAGGCTCCTGTGATATCCCTTTCACCACAAGCGCATTAATCAAACAAGTGGTCCAATGAATCATACTTTTTATTGTATGCCTTACTCCACTGTACACGAACTTTACCAAAATCTCTGAAGCCGCCTTTAACTCTTTCACCATTTTCATCGTATAATATAGTAAATATGCCAGGAAAGGCTGCTTCTACTATTTTATGATCTTTCAGTGTATTCTGAAACGTCTGCTCGTCCCATATAGTAGACTGCATACTCTTCTTATGCACACTTTGATTAAAGAATACAAATTCTTGGCTGACTTTATTTCCATAACCTCTACTCAATAACTGAAGTAAAAAGTAGGTATCTTCCATAACTTTAACAGAAGTAAGATCAAGTTCTGGCAACTCATCTTTGAAGTCTTTACCATTGATCCACAATGCACTGCCTAAAGAACTGTTACGAGTAAACGCTTTGTTGCCAGGAGGATTTTCTGAATGTGAACAACCACAAACAGTGACTTCTTCTTCATCTAACCATTTTTCATACATCGCAAACATGTCTAAAACATCTTGCTCGGTAGACTTTCTTTTTGACATTTCCATATTAGAAATGCCTGTCCAGTATTTTGCATTTCTTCTGCCAAACAACAAGTCATCGTCTAATACAGCATACTTTATATCTTTACCCGCTTCGTAAATAAATTTGCGAGTTTTTGATATACAGTAGTAGTGACTGAAATGAAATTCTTCAGTGTCTGGAAGAACAAGATAATCACAATCGCAATTATACTTATCT